TTCATCAATAAAATACTTTTTCATATAACCTAAATACTTTGGAGAAAGTTATGTATTACTGGAATGGCAAAACCCAACAGTAAAGACGGGCTGAAGGAGTACGCTCTTAGAAAACTCGGAAAACCAGTACTGGAGATCAATGTTGACGATGATCAGATTGATGATCTGATCGATGATGCCGTTCAGTATTACCACGAAAGACATGGAGAAGGTATTGATAGAGTATTTTTAAAGCATAAACTAACTGAAGCAGAAAAGAATACGATGGTTGGAATTGCTTCAACAACCACGGTTTCTAGTACTGCTGGAGGAATTGCTTCTGCTGAATATACAGAACAAGCAAATTTTCTTCCTCTGCCTGATTCCATCATAGGTGTCAATAAAGTATTTAAAATGGACTCATCCACCTTATCGGCGGGTATGTTCAATATAAAATACCAGATCTTCCTTAATGATTTATACTACTACGGGGCAATTGATTTACTCAATTACGGTATGGTTAAATCATATTTAGAGACTTTAGATTACTTGCTTAATCCAGATGTTCAAGTAAGATTTAACAAAAAGAACAGTAGATTATATTTGGATCTAAATGTCAAAGAACTCACAAACGATCATTTTTTAATTATAGATTGTTTTAGAGTTGTTGATCCCGAAAGTGAGAATGCTGTTTATAATGACTTCTGGCTTAAACAGTATACCACATCACTAATAAAACGACAATGGGGACAAAACCTCATTAAATTCCAAGGAGTTAAACTTCCTGGCGGATTAGAATTAAATGGTAGACAAATATATGATGATGCAGTTCTAGAAATAGAGAAACATGAGAAGTCTCTAATGGAAGAATATGCAATGCCACCTCTAGATATGGTCGGGTAAATGCCGTTATCTCCTTTCTTTTTAAATGGATCGCCAAGTGAACAAAGACTAGTTCAGGACTTGGTTAACGAACACTTAACATTGTTCGGGCAGGATGTTTTGTATTTGCCTAGAAGGATTGTTAATGAGAATACAGTAATAAGAGAGATTACTGCATCTAAGTTTGACGATAGTTTTAGATTGGAGGCATACCTAGTAAACACTGATGGTTTTGGAACACCTTCAGATGTACTAACAAAGTTTGGTGTTTCTGCACAAGATGAAATAACTTTAGTTGTTTCTAAAGAAAGGTATGATGATTTTATCTCTCCATTTATAAAGTTATTTCCAGAAGGTGAGAGGAAAAATGCCACTACACCTAATGAAGGTGACTTAATCTATTTGCCTTTAGATAATACATTATTTGAGATTAAGTATGTTGAAAGAAAGGTTCCTTTCTATCAGGTAAATGAATTATTCATGTATGAATTTAGATGTGAAATCTACCAGCCTGAGGATGAGGTTATTGATCTACCAGATGGATTGACTGATGTTAATGGTGAAGATATAGAGGAACAACAGGTAACCACAGGTCAGGTTATTACTCTTATAATGGAAAATGAAAGGACTCAAAATGCAGAGGCAACAGTATCTCTTGCGTCTACTATTACTGGAGTTAAGTCTGTTCAGTACATTAAACTATTTGATGATGGAAATTACTTAGGTACGCCTACTGTTACTATCCATAAACCTACTGGAGGTAATGGTGCTAGTGGTACATGTACTATTGCAGAAGGTGGCATTAGTAGTGTAAGTATAACAAATAGTGGATCTAATTATCTAAAAGTTCCTACTGTAAGTTTCTCTCCGCCAAATAAACCCACATCATCTCAAATAAAATTTGGAAATAACTCTCTACATCATACTGCCATCACAGATGTAATTGGTGCTAACTTCCACTTTACAAGTAACGTAGACTCTAGGGATAGTGGTGATGGTAGATTATCATTAAGTTTCTGGTTATACCCTACTAAGTTTGATCCAGCAATTAATGGCGGAACAGTCATGTGGACTGATAGATTTAAGATATACTATAGAGAAACAGGTAATATTATCTTTGCTTCTGGTTCTGGTTCAATAGAGAATACAACTCAATTAACTTTAAATTCATGGAACTTTATTAGAGTTGAACAATATGGTAGTGATGCAACTATATCTGTTAATGGTACTGCAAGTAATACTTTAGGTACAGCAAATCCAATTATGTTCTTTGCTGGTGATAACTTGAAGTTGGGCGCAGATACCGCTGGAGCTGGATTAATTCCAACTCAAACTGCATCATATGAAGGTTACTTAGATCATATAACTCTTAACTTAACTGGTGATAATGCATTAAGAGGCAGTGTGTCTTCACAAGTTCCGAGTTCAACTACATCACAAGAAACTGATGTAGAGACATCAACTACTGCATCATTTATCCGTAAGTTGGATAATGAATATCCTATTGTTAATGCTTCAATTGATGCCAATAGGGTAGTTACTGGATTATCCATCGCAGATGAAGGATGGGGATATACATCAATTCCTATTATGACTATTGCGCCACCTGTTGTTGGATCGCAGGCAACTGCTGTTGCAATTATGACAAGTAGAAGTGGTCTTCAGAATCAGGCAGTCGATAAGATTTTATTGACTAATCCAGGCACAGGATATACTACACCCCCACAGGTTGTCTTTACTGGTGGTTCTCCAGTAAATAATGGTGTTGCAATCGCAACTGCTATAATATCTGAAGCAGTACTTGGCCCAGTTGCAATTACTACTGGTGGTCAGGGATATAACTTTACTCCTACAGTTGGTATTACTTCTGTATGGATTCAACAGTCTAACGAAACTGCTGAGTTACTATGGAACGCACAGGCAGAGGCAGTTGTAAGTAGTTCTGGTACTATAACTCAGATTAGATATAGCAATGCTGGTGCTGGATATACATCTACTCCTGCTACAGTTGCAATATCTTCTGTTACATCCAATTCCTTTGGAGAGTTTGAGGTAGAAGAATATATTAAAGGACTTTCTACTGGTACTGAGGCATATGTTGCCGCATGGGATACTGATAAACAGATACTTAAAGTGACTATTCCAACTGGTGAATTCGCTGTCGGTGAAGTAATTGTTGGTGCTGGTGCAAGTTATAGAATTGCAGAGATTGAATCTCAAGTAGATGGAGACAGAGATTATGCACAGAATGAGACTTTTGAATTTGAAGCAGATCAGATTCTAGACTTCTCAGAAAGGAACCCATTTGGGGAATTCTAAATACAATTATAAGGTGGTAATATTATGTTAACGAATCACTTCTATCATGAGATTATTCGGAAGACAATCGTGTCTTTTGGAACACTCTTTAATAATATAGAAATCCAACATACCGATAAGGCTGGAAAAGTTGTTAGTGTTATAAAGGTTCCAATATCTTATGGCCCACAACAGAAATTCTTAGCAAGAGTAACTCAAGGTAGAGATTATTCGGATGGTGTAGGAACTACACTTACATTGCCTAGGATGGCTTTTGAAGTCATAGGTATGAATTATGATTCTACTCGTAAGGTTTCTACAATGCAAACCTTCAAGGCAGTTAATAAGAAAACAAATAAGTTGATTAAAGGGTACATGCCTGTACCATATAACATTAATATGCAACTTAGTATCCTTGCAAAATTAAATGAGGATGCAATACAGATTTTAGAACAGATACTACCATATTTCCAACCAGCATTTAATCTTACTATTGATTTGGTAGATGTTATTGGAGAGAAAAGAGATATGCCAATAACTCTGGAAGGAATCCAGATGGAAGATAACTATGAAGATGACTTTCTAACTAGAAGAGCATTAACATACACCCTTAACTTTACTTGTAAGACATATCTATTCGGGCCTATTGCTAATAATAGTGAAGGACTAATCAAGAAAGTACAGGCAGATTACTATACTGATACTTCAAATACTAAGACTGCACCTAGACAGATTAGATATCAGGCTGTTCCTGCTGCTATTAAAGATTACAATCAGGATAGTATAGCAAAAACTAATGAGGCGTTTGATACTATCAAAACTGAATTTGATGTTAATAGTGCGGTTCCATTCAGAAAAGGTGATTACATTCAGATAGATGAAGAGAAGATGTTAATTAGAGAGATAAATGGAAATAGATTGAAGGTTAAGAGAGGAGTTTACACAAGTACAATTAAACCACATGATATTAATGTACCAGTTAATATAATTAATGTACAGGATACTGCACAGGTAATTGAAGGTGATGACTTTGGATTCGGTGAAACATATACTGAATACTCTGATGGATCAGTTTATAGTGTAGCTCAAGGAACGGACTCTGATTTATGAAGAACGAATTTGATAAGATAGATGATGCTTTAGAGTTGTCTCCTACAGAGATTATGAAGGAGCCTGAAAAGAAACCTACTAGAACAAGTATCAAGAAACCTAAAGGTGATTCACCAGAGATCCAAAAGGATTATGAGTATAGTAGAGCTCAGTTATATTCTTTAGTTGAGAAAGGTCAGGAAGCTGTTGATGGTATTCTTGAAGTGGCACAGGAATCCGAATCTGCAAGGGCATATGAAGTTGCTGGTCAATTAATTAAGTCTACGGCTGACATTGCAGATAAACTAATGGATCTTCAAAAGAAAGTCAAAGATATTGAAGAGGTTGATACTAAACAAACCACTCAAGTAACTAATAACTCATTGTTTGTAGGAAGCACCGCTGAATTGCAGAAGATGCTTAAACAGACCATGAAGGATTCTAAATAAAACGGAGACCTGTGTTCTACTATGAAATCTTATAGAAGTTTAAGAGAAGAAAATTGGAAGAGGTTGAATAAGTATGGCGCAACTTATTCGATAACTTTCATTTTTAGAGGACAGACTAAGTTCATTCAGATGTTCTTCCCTCAGAGATCTAGACCTCTTAAGAGAGATGTTCAGTCTGAATTGGAAAAGGTATATCCAGGCGGTAAGGTAATATATTTCTGTCCCTCTGATAAAGATCCAACTAAACCTTTACTTGTAATTGATCCCTGATGGCTAAAGAATCTGATAATGTATATCTTGGTAACCCGAACCTAAAGAAAGCCAATACCCCGATTAACTTTACTAAGAAGCAGGTTGCTGAGTATCTTAAGTGTAAAGATGATCCAGTATATTTTACCGAGAAGTTTATAAAGATTATTAACTTGGATGAAGGTCTTGTACCTTTTGACATGTATCCATTCCAGAGGAAATTAATTCATAATTTCCATAATTCTAGATTTAATATATGTAAGATGCCTAGACAGTCTGGTAAGTCAACCACTGTGGTATCTTATCTTTTACATTATGCATTGTTTAATGACAGTGTAACTATTGGTATTCTTGCAAACAAAGCCCAGACTGCAAGAGATTTGTTAGGTAGACTCCAAATTGCATATGAGGCATTACCCAAGTGGATGCAACAGGGTATTATTGCATGGAACAAAGGTTCTATGGAGTTAGAGAATAAGTCCAAGATCATTGCCGCATCTACCTCTGCATCCGCTGTTCGGGGTATGTCATTCAACATTATATTCTTGGACGAATTTGCGTTCATTC